TATCAAATGGTGAGTGGAAAGTTCCAACAAATGTATTAAATTCATGGAGTGGTAGTAACACTTATTTAGTTGAATCATTATGTTCACACTTTGGATTTACACCAATATCATTTGAAAATCGTTAAAACCAATATTTATATAAAAACTAATTTCAACTATGGAATATACTTGGAAAATTAAAAGCTTGATTAAGCAAAACACCGATGATTTAGATAATGTAATCATTGGAACTAGATGGACAGTAACTGGTACTAATGAAGATGGAATCACTGGTGAATTTCAGGGAGCAACTCCATTTGAGTTAGCAAGTGCTGACCCAAATAACTTTACCGCATTTGAAGATTTGACAGAATCTCAAGTGTTGGGATGGATTCAATCAAAAGTTAGTGGTTCGTTATCTACCTCATATTGGGACCATATTAGTGAAAGAATCAACAAACAAGTTCAGGAAAAAACTCACGTTAGAATTGATGTGAATGAAACTGAACTACCTTGGAGTGGTTCGGCAGAGTAATAGCTGAAAAAGCTGTTCCGCTGTTTTAAATTGTGTTTTGAACTTTTACTTTATATTTATTGATGTATTATTATCTTATAATACGTCTATATAACAACAATTGGAAATAAAATGGCAGAAAGAATCGTATCACCAGGTGTATTTACAAGAGAGAATGACCTATCTTTCTTAGCACAAGGTGTTGGTGAAATTGGAGCAGCGTTCATTGGACCTTTTAAGGAAGGACCTGCATTCGTACCAACAATCGTAAGAAGTCAATCAGAATTTGCAGAAAAGTTTGGTACTCCCGATGGAACCTACTATACTGAATATGCAGTTCAGAACTATTTGAGAGAAGCAGGAACTGCAACTATCGTAAGGGTAGCTGGTGTTGGTGGATACCAACAGGCGGCTCCTTTAGCAATTTTGGCCTCTGGTTCTGCTGGTCTTGGTGAAAAAATAGTTGGTGTATTATTTAACACCGAAAATGGAGCACAAGAGTATGGATTTACTGGTGCAACTGTATCAGATGCATTGTTAAGTTCAGGTTCATTTGCAGTATCTGCTTCTGGATTATTCAATAGTGCATCAATTCTACCATCAGCAACAAACGACCTTTCTGATGTATGGGGAACTTCTCCATTCGGAACTAAAGCAGCATATACTTACGCTTACTTTGAAAACTCAACAGCAAACTACACTGGTTCAGCTGCTAGTGAAACTGTAATATCTGGTCAAGTTCTTCCAACTCAAGACTTTGCATTTGATGCACAAGCCGCAGAAACTCCAATGGTTAAATCACAACTTATTAGTAGTGAAAGATATGATTTGTTTAAGTTTGTAACTTTAGGTCATGGTACTACTTACAACACTAAATTCAAAGTTGGAATTTCTAACGTAAAGGCAGCTGGTGAAGATGGTTCAACCGATTACTCAACCTTTACTGTAACTATCCGTTCATATTCGGATACTGATAAGAGAAAAGTTGTATTAGAAACATTCAACAACGTAAATTTAGACCCAGCATCTCCTAACTACATAGCTAGAAGAATTGGTGATAGATACTTTACAATTGGAAATGATGGTAAGATTACTGAATATGGTGATTACACTAATCAATCAAAGTATGTAAGAGTTGTAGTTTCTGAAGCAGGTTCGTTCCCTGTATCAGCTGCACCATTTGGACATGGTGAATATACAAATCCAATTAAAGCAACTAATGCTGCACAAGCTCTTAAAGTTCCAGCAGTAACTTATCAAACAAACTCAACTGGAAACTCATCATCATCTCCAATCTATTATGCTGGATTTGACTTTGAAACAACCGGTGTATCAATTGATAACAAACAATACTTAAAACCAATTCCAACAAATGCAGAAACTGGTTCAAACGTAGTATTTGCATTTGATTCACAACTTACATACCAAATGACCGGTTCAAACTCGGCAGATATGGTTAAGAGACAGTTTGTATTAGGATTCCAATTTGGTTTTGATGGAACTAACCCAACTACAAAAGTTAATTTAGGTTCTGATATTACCAATGCAAACTCACAGGGATTCAATCTTTCAACTTCAACCGCTAGTGGTTCGGTTGCATACACAAAAGCAATCGCAGCAATTTCAAACGCGGACGAGTATGATATCAATATGGTGGTAACTCCAGGTATCGTAAGAAGTTTACACCCATCAGTAACTACGGCAGTTATTGATATGGTAGAAGATAGACAAGATTGTTTCTACATCGCTGACTTCAACGGAATCAATGATACAATCACACAAGCTACTGAACAAGCAAATGCAGTGGATACAAACTACGCAGGAACTTACTACCCTTGGGTTAAGACAATTGATACTAACACCAATAAGTTGTTAAGTGTTCCACCATCAGTATTGATGCCAGCTGTATTCGCTTCAAACGATAGATTGGCAGCTGAATGGTTCGCACCTGCTGGTTTGAATAGAGGTGGTATCACTGGAGCAGTTAGTGTATTGAATAGATTAACGCACTCTGAAAGAGATACACTCTACGAAAACAAAGTAAACCCAATCGCAGCATTCCCTGGACAAGGTATTGTGGCATTCGGACAGAAGACATTGCAGGATAAGGCATCTGCACTTGATAGAATCAACGTAAGAAGATTACTTATCAATGTGAAGAAGTTTGTAGCATCTACTTCTAGATTCTTAGTATTTGAACAAAACACCGCTCAGACTAGAAATAGATTTATCAACACTGTAACTCCATATTTGGAAGCAATCCAACAAAGACAAGGTTTATACTCATTCAGAGTAGTAATGGATGAAACTAACAACACTCCTGATGTAATTGATAGAAACATTTTGGCTGGCCAATTGTTCCTACAACCTACAAAGACCGCTGAATTCATCGTAATTGACTTCAACATCTTACCAACTGGAGCATCGTTTACGGCTTAATGATATGAGAAAAACTGATATCTGAATATTTATAATAAAATAAACGCAAAATGGCAGAGATTTTAGAATTCAACGATATGTTCTTTACGAACTTTGAACCAAAGATGAAGAACAGGTACTATATGGAGTTTACCGATATAGCCCTTCCGGCATATTTGGTAAAGGCAGCAAATAGACCTACAATCACTTTTGAAACTGTGAAGTTAGACCATATCAACATTTACCGTAAATTGCAAGGAAAAGGTGAATGGCAGGATATTACAATTACATTGTATGACCCTATTGTTCCTTCAGCAGCACAAGCGGTAATGGATTGGGTTCGTTTAGGACACGAATCTATCACTGGTAGAAGAGGTTACGCTGAGTTCTATAAAAAAGATATTCAGTTCTATATGTTAGGACCTGTTGGTGATAAGATTGAACAATGGACTTTAAAAGGTGCATTCATTCAATCAGCAAACTTTGGTGACCTTTCGTTTGATTCTAATGAACCTGCTCAAATTGAGTTAACTCTAACATACGATTACGCTATATTAGAATACTAAAATATATCCTTTTGGACGCTACCTAAGGATAACCCTCATCAGAAATGGTGGGGGTTTTTTATTTTCAACTTTTTTGGAATAGTATATTTATATATAAACAAATTATTATTGTTATGGCAGAAAGAAATTTTGAGTTCCCAACGGAAGTAATTGAACTACCTTCAAAAGGATTAGTTTATCCACAAGGACATCCTTTAAGTAAGGGAACTGTTGAAATCAAATATATGACAGCAAGAGAAGAAGATATTCTTGCTTCTCAAAATTTAATTAAAAAAGGAATCGTATTAGATAAACTTTTTGAATCGGTAGTTGTAGAACCCGGTGTAAGTGTAAATGATATTTTCATTGGTGATAAGAACGCTATTCTTTTGGCAACTCGTATTTTGGGTTATGGTAAGGATTATGAAGTGGAGATTACTGACCCATTTACTTTGGAAAAACAAAAGGTTGTAATTGATTTGGCAAAGGTTCAAACCAAAGACATTGATGAAAAGTTGTTAAATTCGGAAAACCGATACACATTTAAATTACCAAAAAGTGGTAAAGAGATTGTATTTAAACTTCTAACTCATGGTGATGAGTTGGAAATCTCAAAAGATGTTCAGGCATTAGAAAGAATTAACAAAAATTCAGCAGTAGCATTTGATGTGACAACCCGATTCCGTTATATGATTCAATCCGTGGATGGAAATGAAGATAAAGGATTCATTACTAAATGGATTCAAAACGGATTCCTTGCATTGGATACACAAGCTTTCAGAAAGTATGTAAAAGAGATAACACCTGATTTGGATTTGAAATTTGAATTCACATCAGATTTGACCGGTGAAGTGGAGGCACTGGACATTCCGTTTGGAATTAACTTTTTTTACCCTACCATCTGATTATAGTATTCAGTTACATACTCAAATTTGGGAACTTATACAATTTGGTAATGGATTTAATTGGGGAGATGTTTACTCAATGCCAATTCACTTACGAAACTTCTACTTTAAAAAGTTAGTTGATTTAAAGAAGAAAGAAGCGGAAGAAATCAAACAGGCACAATCCAAAGCAAAATCATCATCGGTGAGGAGAAGGTAAAATCTCCTCACTTTTTGTTTTATAGATATTTATAGAAAACGTAAGAAGATGGCTAAAAAAGTAATAAATGAAGGTTTATTTGGAGCAGCTAAGAAATTTTCCGATGCATTCTTTGATGGTTTAAAGAATAATGCAGTTGATTCGGTAATCAACCAAGCAAAAAAAGCCAGAATGGAAAAGGATGTGATTGAAAAAATGGAAAGAATTAAAAGACAAAAAGAGGAGTTAGATGCTATTTTAGCTAAAATTCCAAAAGCAAGCAAATAAATCAATAAGTGGCTGAAGATTTAGGTAAAGAGAGGTTAAAGATATTAGGTGAGATTGCTAATCTCACTAAGCAAATTAATGCCTTCAAACAAGCTGGAATCCAAGATGAACAAAAAGCAAATGATTTAGATAAAAAACGATTAAAGTTAGCTAAAGAGTTAAGGTCTGTAAATGAGCAGATACGAAACGAACAAAGACAATTGTATGTTGATGCAACTACCTCTGTAAAAGGATTGGGTTCACTTTATGATAATCTCAAAAAATCCGAAATGAAAAGGATTGAGATGATGAGAAGTGCTGGTGATTTATCTGATATAGCTGTTGAGAGAGGAAATACTTTATCTGAAATAAATCAAAAGATAGCTCAATTAACGGCTGACCAAAGTTTAGAAAGAGAAATACTTCAAGACCAATTTGATGCTGAAATCAAAAAGTTTAAAAGACAAAAAGGTATATCAGAGGAAATTCTAAATAACCTCAGAGAACAAAACCAAACAGCAAGAGCATATTCAGATTTAACCGAAGGACAAAAAGAACAATTGGAAGCTCAATTAGAAGCTTACGATACTATTAAGAAAACTATAGGTGGGATTTTAGATACCGCATCTTTATTGACAAAAGGTCCCGCTGGATTTTTTGGTAGTGCTTTAATAGGAGCTGGTATATTTGCTAATAAATTAGGTGAAGTACGTTCTCAATTAGGTGGAATATCTGATATTGGTGCAACTGCTCTTTCCTTTATAGATGATAATGCAGTTGAAAATGTGAAAGCATTATCGGATGAATTTGGTGGTATATCAAACGTATCGGCTCAACTTCAAGCATCAACATCATTAATATCCACAAATATGGGTATTGCTGGAACAGAAGCGGCTTCGTTAGTTGGTTCGTTTGCAAGATTAAATGGAAACTCACAAGATGTTGCATTGGATATGACCAAAACCACACAAGAGTTTGCAAAACAAAACGGAATCATACCATCTAAATTGATGTCAGATTTGGCTCAATCAACCGAAGAGTTTGCATTATTTGGTAAAGATGGTGGTGATAATATTCTAAGAGCAGCTGGATATGCACAAAAGTTAGGTGTTAATGTGAAAACCCTAACTGGAATTGCCGATAATCTATTAGATTTTGAATCATCAATAACCAAAGAATTAGAATTGAGCGCCCTAATGGGTAAAAATATCAATTTAGATAGAGCAAGAGCATTGGCATATTCTGGTGAAATTGAAGAAGCAACCAAAGAAACTTTAAATGCATTAGGTGGTCAAGCTGCATACAATAAAATGGATTATTTCCAAAAGAAAGCATCAGCTGAATTATTAGGAGTTTCAGTTGCTGAACTTGATAAGATGGTTAAAAACCAAGAAAATGCAGATACATTGGGGGCATCTATAAACGAAAAGTTCTCTATGGTTGGTGAAAGCATTAGTGCTGGAATGAACAAATATTTGGGTGTTGGACTTGAAGGTTTGGGAGGTATGGTTATAGCAGCTGGTCAATTAAATGGTGGATTTGCAGCATTTGGTGGTAGTTTAAAAGGAGCTATAACCGGTACTGCACAAATACTTAAAAATCTATTAGGTATGGTTGCTGGACCGGTATTAAAAGGAATCAAAGTAGTAGCATCAACTCTTTCGGATAGTAAATTGGGAAAGGGTATAAAATCAATCAAAGATAAATTGTTAGAAGGAGTTGGTTCAAAACCACAAGTACCTGAAGCAGATGCAGCAGCTAGTGGACCTAGTAAATTTATGGAAAGTGTATCCAAAATCAAAATGAGTGAAGTTCTAAAAGGAGCAGCAGCTTTATTGGTTGTGGCAGCAGCGGTATTTGTATTTGGAAAGGCAGTGCAAGAATTTATGAAGGTAAGTTGGGATGCGGTTGGAATGGCTGTGGTATCTATGTTAGCTTTAGTTGGAGCAGTTGCACTATTGGGTGCTATTATGACTAGTGGAGTTGGTGCAGTAGCTATATTAGCTGGAGCAGCGGCAATGTTAGTTGTGGCAGCATCGGTATTAGTATTGGGATATGCTCTTCAAGCTATCGGAACTGGATTTGAAATGTTATCAGCCGGTTTAACAACATTAGTTCCAAATCTAACATTAGTAGGAGAGGCAGTATCATCTATGGTAATGTTTATTCCAGCTATTGCAGCCCTTTCAATATCTCTTATGGGATTAGCGGGAGCGCTTACCGCAGTTGGTGTAGCGGGGACTGTTGCCCTACCGGGTCTATTAGCTATTCAAGCAGCAGGAGCTGTGGCTGGAGTAGTTGGTGGAGTTATTGAAGGTATCTTTGGTGGTGGAGAAACTGGAGGTGGGACTGAAGGTGGTGAGATGTCCGCATTGTTGGATGAAATCAAAGGTTTGAGAGCGGACTTGAATAGTGGTAAAGTAGCAGTTTATTTGGATGGTAAGAAGGTTACATCTACGGTGGCAAGGGTAGCAAATACTTCATCGGTAAACACTTATAGTAAGAGATAAGAAATGGGCAAAACGATATTAGAACTTTTTCAGACCCAACCACTAAACCAAGGCCCATTTGTTGGGCAAACGGCTGAGGTTGCTTATGAAGTAAGAGATTTTAAGAAGGAGAACCCCATATCAGGTCCATCTCCATTATTGAACGCAACTGGATTTGCCGTAGCTAATATAGCAAGAAAAAACTTATCCAATAGATTAAATGAAACCCTATTAGAAGGTGAAACAACTGGTGTACGAGTAATCAGAGCCGCATCGGAAGCTGTAATATACGGAACTGAAATAGGTAGAATTACCCAAAGAACTACCAACATATTAGATGTGATGAAATCCGCATCTAATAATGGTGAAGCACCTAATCAAGGATTGATTGGAAATGCTATAAACCGATTGGAAAAAGCAGCAACTAATTTTGCATCTAAATTAGGTATAGAGTTTCCTGAAAAATTGATTCCAACGAGAATAGCAACTAATGGTAAATTTTTAAAAAGTGAAGAGCCAAATACTATGGCTGTTTTGGCTGAAATTAAAAAAGATGGTGCTGGTAATTTAGTTGGAAAATTTTTGGCTAAAAACGTAAAAGGAACTCCACAACAAATAAAAAACGCAGTTTTGGGTGATGTAGTTGATGGTGCAAAAAACGCTGTTAGAAAAAAACTATTTGGTTCAAGAACTGAAGCTGGGCAAAATCTGGCAAAAAAATCTGATAATGAAGTTCAATATAGTAGTAAAGAACCATACTCAAAAACAGTTGATGTCACCAATGATGATATAATTGGTAGAAACGATTTATCTTCCAAAGCTGAGGCAATTACTTTGTTAGATAATGCTGGTATAGTTGATAATAATAACAAAGTTGTAGATGGGAGATATAGTAGGGGTGAATTAAGTGGATTAAATCCTGAATCGGATGATGTATTTGATAGAAGGGATTTATCTACTCAATTGGAAATGGAAAGGGGATTATATGAAGCAAATATTGATGCTGGACTTCCTATTTTAACAGTCCCAACTTTCCCTAACCGAAATAACCGAAACAAATACTTCTATACTGATGATAAGCAACAAAGATATGCATACAAAGGTATCAGTAATTTTAGTGATGATAACATTAGAGATGTTGTAATAACTGGTGAAAAGAGGGGAATAAATTATGGGGCTGATGCAATCAACAAATATAGTGTTGGTGTAACCGATTCAACTGAAAAAATTGATTTTGTTACATTAAAGTTTGATAAAACTCAATTCAGAGCAACCATTACAGGTCTAAACGAAAACTACTCTCCATCTTGGGATTCAAATAAATTTATTGGTTCACCATTTAATTACTACACATACACTGGAATTGAACGAAGTGTGACTTTTAACTTTAAGGTATTTTCACTAAACATAGATGAGCACAATAAAGCTTGGAACAAAATACAATCTTTGGCTAAGAAAACATATCCAAAGGGATATACATCATATGGTGTGGTTGCACCAATAATTGACTTTACAATGACGGATTTATATAAATCTAAAAAGTCATTTATTGAATCACTATCATTTACAATTGATGATTCGTATCCTTGGGAAGTTTATTTGGAAGGAATGAGATTACCTCATATTATTGATGTAGCAATTACATTGAAGTTTATTGAACAAAGAGGTGATGAAGATAAACTTTATGATTTTGAAAATGCTGCTTTGGAAAGAGTTAAAAGACCTGCTAAAACAAGTCAACAAAAAATTCAAGATAAGGCAACTTTATCTAATGCTGAAATTGAAGATGGGTTTAGAAAAGATGTTAATGGACTTCCACCAATTCCACCAACCGAAGAGGTTAATACTGATGATGGTGAAGATTTTGTTCCATTGATGGCATCTACAACTGTATTACCTCCAAAACCAATTGGAAATATTCCACCAGCAACTATGCCTGCTGGAAATGTTCAAAGAACTCCTACTTTACCACCACTTCAAAACGATGATGAGGGTAAGGCTGCACTAGCTGAAAAATCAGGCAAAAACTCTGCAAAAGTTAGAAGATTAGAAAATTCACTTAGTAATTCAAATGATTCTTTGAGTGGTGGTAGTAATGAACGAAGAATTAATAGACAAGCAGAAAGGGATAGAAGAGAAAGAGGCCAATTTAACCAAACTATTAGTGAAAATAGAAATACTGCTTGGTATTTATTAAGGGGACAGGGACGTTCTCAAAGTATTGGAGCTGCAAATAGAAGAGGAGATTCTAATCAATTTTTAAGAACTGGCGGAAGAAGCCGTAGATTCTAATTAAATTAATATAAAATGGTAAGTAGGTATAGAAATATTGAAACTAAAAAGACGGTAGACGGAAGAACAGTTTATAGAACTTCATTACTACCCAATATTCCTCTTTCCGATGATGATATTTATGTAGCAACGGAAACTGGAGATAGATTAGATACTCTTGCTTTCCAGTTCTATGGTAATTCTTCACTTTGGTGGATTATAGCATCTGCTAACAACATTCACAATGCCGTTTTTGGATTTGAAGATGGGACAGTGTTAAGAATACCTGCAAATTATCTTGATGTGATAAATCAAATATAAAAATGAGTTATGAATATATTTCCTGCTTTTTCAAATATTCATCCATATGTAACTAGCAAAATAAATTCAAGGTTTGAAAACTTAATTCAAACTTCTGGATTAAATGCTTGGGTTAGTATTGCATCTGCCAAATCTCCTGGTCTGGCTTTGTATTCAAATAGAGATGGTGGATTCGCTTCACACTATGGTTCACAAACTACTGCTGGTATAACAGGTGAAACTTGGGGTGGTGGTGATGTTGGTGGCGGTGATGAAGGATACAAACCATCACCATATGTATCAGCTATGGAAATTGAAGAAAATGTTGGTTCAATATCCAGAAAAGCATCATTTACAATTGTAGCTCATACTCAACAACAATGTAATGTATTAATTAATCACTTTTTGGAACCTGGTTACACTGTGTTCCTACAATGGGGATGGAATACTCCATTAGCAAATGGAAAATTGTTAAAACCCGGAGATGGTTTAAGTGCTGATAGTGTAGCTAATTATGCTGATTTTGCAAATACATCAACCGCAAGAAGTGCAACTGATGGTGAATATGATAACTATTTAGGATTTATAACTGGTGGTGGTGTTAGTAGAGTTGGTGATAAATGGGAAATTAATGTAAAATTAACTGGATTTACCGAACTACCTGCTTACTTAAACGCAGCGGATACTGCAACAAAAGATTCGGCTGTTGCAGAAAGAGGTGGTAAGTATTTTCCACAATCTCAAATTGAAAATGAAACATCATTGGATAAGAAACGATTTATGATGATGTTTAATGAACTACCATCAAACCGAAGAACAAACGAAGTAGCAAAAAGGTTGTTGGAAGAACCTTATATGTTAGATGCTAAAAACTACATAAATTTTGATATGTCAGTTGTGGAAGAATTGACAAATAAAACCGCAGGTAGTTGGTTAGCTCAAGGTTTATCATTTTTAGGAATTGAAACCGATACATCCGCAAATGTAGATGGAAAAGAAGTTGATTTAGTTGCTGGAACTAAATTAGTTCATGAAGAAAAATTTATCCGATTTGGTGCCCTTATGAAAATATTCAATTCATTGGGAGCTGAAGGTTATAAGTTAAAAAATGGAAAAATAATAAAATTTAGTGTAGATACTGAAGATGTTGCAATATCAGCATTTGAAAGAATGTTCTCATTGGATAGAACTAAATTATTTATTCCAAATTCAAGAACTCCAAATTTTTCAATATCATTTGCATTAGAAAACACAACACCACAAACTGATTTTAGAAAAAATAAAGATAATACTGTTTACTATAATGGTGGTGAAGTTAGATTCCCAAAGAGAACATCATTGGTATATAAAGATAATGAATCTGGGGTTAGTGAGGGTATTAGTAGAGCAGCTGGAGAATGGGGATATTTAGATGATTTGTACATTAATTTTGATTTTGCAAAATCAATTATAGAAACTAAAAACTTTTCCATAAAAGATGCTATGTATCAGTTACTAAATGGAATATCGGCAGCCGCAGGTGGACAATGGGACTTTCAATTGCAAGAAAGTAATAAAAATGGAAATCTACAATTAAGGGTTGAGGATTTTAATATGGTGACCACTGGAAATAAACCATCGGTATCCGCTGTATTTAACATATCTGGAACTCAATCACCATTTATTGATAACTCTTTGGATTTGGATATTGGTGGTGCTAAAATGAACCAAATAATTGGTGAACGATTAAGTGCTAAATTAAACTCATCATCTGGTGTATCTGAATCGGGTAACATTGGAACTGATGGCGTTGATATGGTAATGGTAGAAGTTTCGGCAAGACAACCAGCCGAAGAAACAACAGGAACTCCACAAACTGATTCTGCTGTAGAATCTAATCCGGATGAAGAAGAAGAATTAAGAAAGAAAAACTTTGACTTATTTATGGAGAAAGTTGGAATTTATCCAAAAGTTGAATTAACGAAAGATAATATAGATTCTAGTGTAGATTTTGATGAGTTGGTTTATATTGGTGCATTAAATGATTTGGAAGTTTTTGAAACTCAAAAATTGACAGAAGAAAAAAGAACTGATAAGCAAGGTGTTGGTGCACTTACAAATATTAAATTTTCATTTAGTGTGCATGGTGTAAGTGGTATTAAGAGAGGTGATAAGTTTAGAATTAATGGACTACCATCTGAATATTCAAATAAAGGATTTTTTCAGGTTATGGATGTAAAACATACTATTGATGGAATGTTGTGGAAAACCGAAGTAACTGGTGGTTGGAGGCCATTTAGAGTATGAGTATAGAAAGATACAACCGATTAAAAGTGTTGGATAGAAGTTTTGTTCCTGTTAAAACAAAAACATTTATTCCATCTCCAACTGATGATGATTACAAAAGAGGATACATCACACGATACTTTGTTCAAAAGACAAACGATAAGAACGCTCCTATAATTGAAGTTAATTCAAAAGGATACTCAAATTATAATAATAATCCATTTTATACCACATCATCTTTGGATTGGGTTGTTGTAGGTGAGGTTAGTTTAGTTGAAGAATCAAATTTAAAATCTATTAGATTTGCATCTCAAAAGTTAAAAGCACTTACATTCTATCTACAAAATTTGACTCAATTCCTAAAAAAATAATTTGGTAGTTCCAAATATTTATCGTATATTTGTGGAGTTCTTTGAATTATGGGGTAGACATGGAATTGATTGGCAGTTGCATGATAATGAGTGATACAAGTAGGGTTAGATGGAAATCCTTAAAAACCTATCAAAACAACAAACGGCAGAGAAATCTCCACTTTCACCTTTGAGGATGCTATGGCATTCGTAGGTGCTGAAGAATACGCCTTAGCAGCGTAACTTCTCCCCGCACTCATCGTGGGGTGTTAACAAGAATGAGAACTATGGGTGGAAAACCAACTGAACCCTAAAACCGAGTTGGGACATTGATGATACTACAATGTAAAGGAGTATCTATTTTGTCCGTTAAGAAAAATGGACTAAACTTGTGAGGGAGCTGTTTGATTGGCTGAGCAAGACGTGGGTTCGACTCCCACCTACTCCACAAATTTGGATATGTTAAATATTTTTCGTATCTTTGTAAAATGGTTATAGTAGAATCCGATAAAGAGGTTGGAGAATTCCTCCAGCTATGGAACACCGAATCATCGGTTGTAATACCCATTTGGGTTGATTTGGATAAACACCCACTAAACAACGAATTGGCGTTCTTATACGTTAAATTTGGGGGTAGTGAGTATGTTATTCCATTTAACCATACTGATTGTAAACCTACATCCATAGACCTTTCCAAATCCGATACCCCAAAGTGGGTATGGAACAAAAAGGGGCTACTACAAACCCCTTTAGGTATTCGTAATCAATACGATATACAATATGAGTGGTTCTTCACTCTAAATCAAACTTTGGACTTTAAACCCGAAGAGAAAGCATTTATATCACACTACCACAAATTAGGTATTAGAGATGGATTGGGTAAGATAGCACCTATAATGAAGTGGGTTGAATATCTTCAATGGTTTACTAAAGATATCTCTCCAATTCCTTTTGATTACGATAAAGAATGGATTGATGATACGATGATTCCTATCCTTTCAGATATTGAACGATTTGGGGTTCGAGTCGTTGGGGAAAAATTTTCTGATAGATATCCTCAAGCCTCTAAACATCTCCACAACGATATCCTATACACACAATACAATCCATATACCGTTACATCCCGTCCATCCAACCGATTTGGTGGAATCAACTTTTCGGCCCTTAACAAATCCGATGGGACGAGAGAGGTGTTCGTTCCAAAAGAGAATCACATATTCCTACAAATGGATTATGATGCATATCACCCACGTATTATTGGTAAGTTGATTGGATACGAACTTCCAAAAACATCCGTACACCAATGGTTAGCGGACCAATATGGTGTGAGTTACGATGAATCAAAGGGAATCACCTTCCAATTACTTTATGGTGGGATACCTGAAGAGTTTGATTCCATACCATACTATAAGGGGGTAAGGGAATACATCCAAACCCTATGGGAAGTTTCCGTAAAGGAGGGTTACCTACAAACCAACAAACGAAGAATCCCATTGAGTAGGATTGAAACCCCTAACCCACAAAAGGTGTTCAACTACCTCCTTCAAGCGACTGAAACGGAGTTGAACATTACCAAACTAAAGAAGATATTGGAGTTTATAAAGGGTAGTGGTATTGAACTAACCCTATACACTTATGATTCGTTCCTCTTTTCCTTTCCTCTGAATGTGGATACTAATGTGGCTAAGGAATTGAAAGGGATTGTTGAGGGTGGTGGATTCCCAATAAAAGGTAGTTGGGGAACTGATTATGATAAACTTTGATATTTATAGGGTGTAACTAAACATCCTTTATGAAACTAACCGATTTACTAAACGAAGGTATGTATGATAAGCTAGTTGGAGAAATCAATAGAGATATCTTCAAAACTATCAAATCCGCAATGGTAGGAAGTGGAACTCAACAACTTCCAAAAAAGTATAAGGGATATCCAATTCGTAAAGACCCTGCACCAACAATGAGAATTGGTGATTTGTTTAATAGTGAACGTAAGTTCCTTTATGTAGGTGAATATTCCGATGAGGTTAGTGGAACCGATGTGGAAGTTCAGTTAAAGTTTGCAGTTACCGAAGATGGTGTAAGAGAAGGTCAGTTCTACATTGATGGTTCATCTGAAGAAGATGAAGATTATCCAATGATTGAAGTTCAGATTGCAATTCACCCAAATGATGGTGAAAAAATGTTCTCAAAGATTCAACCCGTATTAAGGGATTTGGTAAGACATGAGATTGAACACCAAACCCACAGTAGAAAATCGGCTAATAAAAAACAATCAAAGGTAATGTGGGGAGATAAAGCGATGAGAGTAAAGATTCGCCAAAATCCTGATATTTATTATAAGTATTTTCTCCTACCAAAGGAGGTAGATGCTAACATACATGGGTTATATTCAAAAGCAAAAACACTAAAAAAACCATACCAAACGGTTGTAGATGATTATTTGGATTCGTTGGTAGATGATGGTATTATCCTACCAAAACACCGAATGATGATTTACAAAAAATGGAAAGAAAGAATTCCTAAAATTGGAGGGATACCAACACTAAAATAAGATGGCTAGATTAACTGATATAATGAAAGAAGAGGACCCTTGTTGGAAAGGGTATCAGCAGATTGGAATGAAAAAGAAGGGAGGTAAAGAGGTGCCCAATTGTGTTCCAGAATCAGTAGAATTAGATGAATCTGAATTCTCACCAATGGGATATGCACAAAAAGTGGTAAATGGTAAATTATCTTTTTTAGCTGCTTTAAAAGATTCTGAAATGAGAGCTGTTGATTTGTTAAAATTGGTAAGAAAAATTGATAAGAATTACAATCCAAAATTTGAATCAGTAAACGAAGGACACTTTGGTGATATTGATATCATTGCAAATGAAGCAAAAGATTTTAGAGATTTTGTAAAAGAATTCTACAAAGAATACAAAGATTTTCCAAAAACCAAAGATTCAATAAAGTGGTTGGAAGGTATCTATAAAGGTAGAAGTAAAATGGAAGGTTTGGATAAAGATGGTTTGGAAAGAGTAGCTCAAGGTTTACCACAAACCGAAGAGGAACCAATTTCGGAAAACGCACTTTCTGATTTAGAAACCAGATTGAAATCACATGATTGGTGGTATGCATACTCCGATGATAGTAGAAAATACAATAGAGGAGAATCAAATTGGAGTGAAATCACCAAAATGGTTAAGGGTATGAAAGGTAATAAAGAGGCCGAAAAACTTTGGAACAAATACGCACCAAAGGACTTCAATTACTCATTCAAAAAACTTTCCGAAACTCAATTGAATGAAGGAATTTTTAAAATTGGAATTAAACACATCATTCCACTTATCCCAACTGGATATGCACCAAATGACCCAAAATACAAAATGGATTTAAAAATCCTAAGAACTATGTTGAATAACTTTTATCAGGAGAGAGGATACGAAAAAGTAATTTTACCATCATTCTAATGTTATACAAAAATCAGATAATAGAAGAAATTCTAATTGAATGGGCATACCGAGTAGATAGTGGTATTCCAAATCCAAAAAATAAGGAACACATTTGGGTTCTTTCTGAAGTGCTTTCTGATTTAGGTTTATCGGAAATCAAAAATCAATTGATTGAAAACTTATTGAACGAAGAGGATAATGGTGAAGAAGAAAGATTAAAACCAAAGTTCAAAAATCCAATTCTAAACAAAATTGTGACCTACCAAAACAAAGATGGTAAAGAACAAAAGGGATTGGTTGGTAATCTATTATCCAATCCAAAGGATAATCCTGGCAGAATAGCAGCTGAAAAAATGTTACCTGCCGAAGGAACTC